TTTTTGTTTCTGTCATTTGTTGTCTTTCCCGTGCACGGTTAAATGATGAAAGTCCCATATGTGGATCTCCAAAAAGATAAGGCGGTATTACCCGCCTTTTTGTTATTTGATCTTGTGCTTGAATGCTACAATACGGATCTGTTTAGGATCGTAGACACGTTCCCAGTTACCGGCTGTAGCAAGACCGGCATTATTAGGTGCAATACCTGTATCACCTGCCCATTTAATGCCACGAGGATGTAGCACAAAGTGACGGCGGTTAATAAGAATGTCAGTACCCGCTAAACTGTCACGGTCAGTCTCTACACCAACTGGTGCGCCAATATCTTGGAAACCAATCGCACCTTGGCCAAACAAGAATGAGGTAAAGACATCACCTTCAACGGGCATACCATCATCAACAATCACACGACGGTCCATAAAGGTTTTGTAGAGAACCACACCATCAGCATCTCGAACAGTTTCGATTAAGCCTTGCTTAGCTAAAGCCGCCATGGTTGCCGAGTGCATTGCAATAGCCGTTAATTTATCTACGGCATCACCCAACTTATAAGAAGCATCAACAAAAGATACGCCATCAATTACAGCTGCAGCTCCAGTTCCAGCCGAAATATCATGGGTATTACCTGCCATGCTTGCAGACCCAAATACACCTTTAAGTGTATTTACGGTAAACCCCTGAAATTCACGCGACCAGTAATCTGCGACCAGATCACCAACCGCACCAAGTGGATCGTCACCAGATAATGCTTTAGCCAAATCATTAGCGCCCCATGCTTTACCACGTGCATGAAGAATCGCAATGTCCTTGCCTGAAGTGATGTTATTTACAGATAAAGGTTTTGAATCTGAAAGTACTTCTGACTCACCGCTTAAATCATTCCAGAAAGGAATATTTACTGTAGTACCGCCTTCTGTACCAAAAGCAACTTTTTCATCTAGCTCCCCAACAATGCCTGACTGCCATAATGCAGACTTTTCGGCAGTTTTATTTAATACGTACGGAGTGAATAACTCGGGTACGATTACATCAGCAATTTTTGTGTCGCCCATTAGGCTTTACTCCTTAAAGTTTAATACCGTGTTTTGCCGCTAGCTCTTTAGCTAGTTGCGGATTTTCATTTCGTAATTGCGCCAATTTGGTCATATTTACCGAGCCATCGGCTTTGAGAATGTCTGGCTGACCTTTTGAATTGTTGCTACCAGGTGCGCCCATGCCATTAGGTTTAGGCCAGTAATACGGTTTTTGCTCGCGTAGAGATTCAACCCATTCTTTTGGGGTCATCGGTGTCTGACCGTCTTTACCAATGACCACATCCCCGTTTTCATCAACTGCCACAGCTTTGCCGTTTTCATCTAATGCAAACTTTGTCTGAGCTAAAAAGGCGATATCAGGGGTCGCTTCTGGCAGTGCTTCAAGTTCAATAGCAGCCTGAACAATTTGGCTTTGCACTACTGATTTCTTGAATTTCTCGGCATAAGCTTCAGCTTTATCTGCCCGTTCTTTCTCTGCCTTAAGAACCTTGTCATGCTCTTCACGCATCTTCTCAGTGCGTTTCTGAATAACTTCTTCAATCTTGCCTTCTGCAATAAGTTTGGATTCTTCATCCTGATTTGATTTATCAAGCAGGACCTTGATTGCATCCAGATCTAAACCCTCAACCTTTGATTTCAATGAACCTAGTTCATCTTTCAACTCTTTTTTATCTTTGATAAGTTCAGCGTTCTTATCTTTAAGACCTTTAACAGCTTCATCAACGGCGTCTTGAATAGCTGCTTTAATTTCAGGATTTTCCAAATCAACTTTGATTTCGTCTGGCATTTAAAAATCTCCTAGAGATACCGCTTAGCGGGTTTAATTGTTGAACCCTCTGCTTAGCTTCAGGCATTAAAAAAGCGCCCATTAGGACGCTTCATTTCTATAAATGATTATTTACTTAAAGCTTGGCGTACAAATGCATCTTTTGCTTCAAGTAGCTTTCTTAATCCTGTGGATTTTTCAGGCCCGTCAGGAAGTTGCTCATCCATTTGCCGAGCTAAATCACCAATTGGCTTACTAACTTGCTGCAAATGTTCAGGTAAATGTTCATATTGGAAATATTGGATAATAGGGCTTGGCATTTTCTTCTCGCAAAAAAAGCACCCGAAGGTGCTATGGTTAAAAATTAAGTTCTATTTGATGAGTGCAATTGCTTTTAATCTTTCAAAAGTAAAACCATAAATTGCCATGGCTTGAAACCTTAATTTGAAGAAATGGCACCAGAATTCATTTTGTGCTCAGAATATATTGAGCATCTGACATATTGATTTGCTTTTCAGGCATTTGTAGTACCTTTCGCTACGTTTCCTTTGCACCCCAAACCTTTTGTCTAGGTTCATCACCAACTAAGCGGATGCCTTGAGGACCACCTACATCAAATGTTGCCGTGATAGTCGCTGGACCCTCAAAAACACTACAATTCATTTTTACAGCGGTTAATCCAGCTAATGGAATACCTGTTTCCTCGTCACAAAGAGCAAGATGAGAAGATTTATCTGAAACTCTTTTAAGTACCAAATGTCTAACTTTTGATTCACTCATAAGCCAAACTCCATAAATGACAAAAGCGCCATTTGGGCGCTTATATAGGTGAAAATTGTGTCTTAAGTGAGTTTAGAATTACCTGTAATCGGCAATAATTACTCACAGTTAAATCCAGTTCCAACAAGGTCTTTTTTCAAATTTGAAACGAGATTTTGTTGTTCCTGCTGTTGTCCACTAAGATAATTTTTATCTAGAGTCTCTGCACCATCAATAGATTTATAAAGCTCTTTAGATTCCTCTAAATTGTCTTTTAAAAACGTGGTGAGGTTTAGTTTCGCCTGGGCAGCTCTACATAAATTATTTTTAGCTTCTAAACCTTGAGTAGCCTGTTTTACTTGACCAGTTGCAGGATCAAAAGAATATGCATTTGCCATTGCTGACTCCAAAGCTTCAGACAATCGATCATATTCTTTAAGATATTTTTGACTTGGTTCAGCTAAACAAGTGATGGAAATTAGGGTTAGACATACAAAAGCTATTGTTTTCATATTGTATAAATTCTGATGTTTTAAAAAATATAACATAAGAAAAATTACAGACCCAACTTTTTAAAAGCTTTTTCATCCAACTTTCTCAAATCATCTAAGCTATAGAAACGGCCTTCAGGATCAAAGAACTTATCAAAATCAAATTTCCCATCTTTATAGAGCTTAAAGCGCTTTGGCCCTAGCCACTCCCTTTGAAAGAAATCATCTGTTTTCTTAAAGAACTCTTTGAATGTGGTGTTTGCATCTAACTGTCCTATTAACTGGCTTCGCTCTTCTTTGGGGATGTCTTTAACTCTACGTTCGTCCATTACAAATGGCCGTTCACCGATAAGTTGACCATCTTTTTTAACTGGTACTAGTTCGCTGCGACAATTAGGATGCAACGGCGGTACACGTTTTGCCGGATCATCAATCCTCCAGACAGTACCGTCTAAATGAGCACAAAGCTTAGATGTTCTTCCATCCAATACACTAATAAAACGAACATACTCAAAACCTAACTGTTTGAAAGTATCTAAATACGTTTGATTAGCAACATGACTACGAACTGTTCTTACGGTACGTTCAATATCCGTCTTAGAGCTACTTAAAAGCCCATCCTCATAATTAAGGCGCTTGGTGCCGCGAATACGCTGAACTATTTCCTGATTTGTTTTACCTGAGTTAATGCCATCCCGAATTGCATATTCAACTTTTTGGCGTGCAGTCTCAGCAATCTTGGAAAGAAGATCATCAACTAATGCTCCACCTACTAAGGGTACTTTTTTAGCTGCTGCATATACCTTTTCACCATTTGGCTTTTCGATCTTGCCTCCATATAGCTTCGCCGTGTAATTAGCTTCATAAACTGCCAAGGCAGTAGCAGAAACAGCGAAAGCTTCAGGTAATGCAGTGTTTATTGCAGTAAACCACTGGGAGATTAGATCACGAACTTCCTTCAGATTTGACGTTGTGTACTGTCCACTTGCTAGAGCCATCTTTTCAGAATCATTTAATTCATCAAGCAAATCCCGAAGCTTTGCCAACATTAATATTGACTCATCATTAAAGATTTTTAGTAGCTCATTAACAGATTGAGAAGACACCCGATATAAGTACGCCTGATGTTGGGTAAGTACTTCAATCAATGATTTATCTTCTTTTGAAGCCATACATCACCTCTACAAAGGAGTGTTATCTCGCTCTATTTCTACCCGCTTCACTTCTTCCTGATAGTCGTGAGCTGGTAATTTACCTGTCATTAGGTATTCCCAATATGTGCGGAAAGAGTTTTTCCCTGAAATAGCACCCTCATAAAGCTGTTTTGCAAGATTAATATCCGTGACCTGCACAATAAACTCAGGTTCAACCGTAAATGAATATTTTGTCGAATCCAGCTTTAACCACTGCGCTGCATACTTAATGGCTTGTTCAATTGCTGCAGCTGCACACATCACGATACTGTGAAGACTTGCCTGCTGGTCATCCTGACGTGCACGGCGTGCCTCACCTGATTCTTGTGTATTGGTATCAACTACTTTAGCCCCAGCTTCTAATGCTGAATTCTTTTGCGCATCCATTTCCTTTTTAGTGAGTTCAATGCCGTTACCTGAAATTTCCAAATAACCACATTGTGAATTTAGAGGAAGACTCCAGACAGCCATAACACCAGTAACGCTAATATCATCATCATCGTCATCATCAAGGCCACTAATCCAAGGTTGCGGATGGGCCGTATGGTGAAGAGACTGGTAATAATCTGCACTGAGCTGGTAATACTTCAGAGCAGCCTTGGCCATTGTCAAAAGCGGTATGGTACCTACATCCGGAGAATTACTAGTGGCACCGCAGAAAACAAATGGTGTGAAAGAAAGTTGATTACCGCCGAGATCGGGAGTTTTATCCTCCACATTTGAACCATCGAACAATCGGACCGCTAATGCTCCATCATCCATAGATAGAACGCGGTGAACCGTTTTAGTTTCGTGCCCGAATTCATCTTCACTATTATCAAATTGCTCCTCGAGCACTAACAGTTTTAGATCTTTACGACCACCGATACTGTTTTCCTTCCAGTTGATAATAGATAACGCATCATATAAGGCGAAATATGGCACTCCGTTAGCATCAACATCGACAAGCAGACCACAGCGCCCAAACTCTAGCAACTCTGAACAAATGCGAATAAAGAGCTGTTTAAGCCCAAAACCGTCATTTGTTGCATTCTCTATCAATCCTTTAAGTAGAGAACTTTCAATCACTATATTCGGCTCAAGCTTTGAAACTAACCCGATCATTGTGCGTAATGCGTCCTGAACCCATAGCGGATACTGAGCTCGACTTAGATAGGCCTTATAAATCTCTCCAGTCGTATCACCTTGCTTTTCAGCCTCAATCATTCCGGCCGATTTAGCTAGGTACTTTGTATGTGCCTGTTTGATCTGCTCTTCACCAGCAACGGCGTCACGCATAATCAACCAGCTTTTTTGTGCAGCAATATACTGCGGATGTTTATCAGTAACTGCCATAAAAACACCAATAAAAAAGCACCTAAAAAGGTGCGTTGTTTAAGACATCCCTCGAATCCTACGAACTCCAACGGATTTTTTGTCGATCGGGAATAAATAAGCGATTGGATATGTACCAGCATCATTCATATGGTCAAACCCGGCAGTTTTATCCGGTTGCCCATAATCATCATAGATTTGTCGCTCTAAGCATTTAGCAAAGTGAGGACATTTATCAACATTCACAAACAATCTGCGCTCAGACAATGTATTGCAGAGCATACCGTTCATAGAGTTAATACGATCTTTAACTGCTGGGTTTCTACTGTTCACATGGACTTTAAAACCAGCCTTTCTAAGTAACGCCAGATCCGTTTCACTAGCATTGCTCGACTTCCGGTTCTCACCAGAAGCATCGGGATAAACTGCAACCTCATGGTCAGGATATCGTTCTTGGATAGCCTCAATCATTGCCGGAGTATCGAACAGATTTACGAACTCATCGACCGCATGCATATGTTCACCACGGCGTATATACACAACAGCAGCCATCTTGGTAACGTTAAAGTCCATCCCAATATGAAGCACATCATTTGGCTTAACTGTTTCAGTTGATGCGTTCAGCAACCGGTTAAAACAGTAGTAGATAACGCCCTGATAGCTCTCAAAGCTTGCTTCATATTCCTGACTAAAAGTCTTAGGATCCATTTTGCGCTTAGCAACAATGATTTCAGACTCAGGAATATTTCCACCCTGAAGGGATGTATAGGAAAAGCTTTTACAATCTGGTTCATGACCGGGCTGACCATCCATGAATGTGTCATAACAATGGTTAAAGCCTTTAGGTGTGCCAATACGTAAAACATGGCCACCGACTCGCTGCTCGCCATTCACCATATACTTACAAGTAGAAAGCATCGGGCGAAGTACTTCTTCCCATGCAGCCCATTTACAGTCAGCCCATTCATCAATAATTAAGAAAAATAAACCAGATCCACGAAGGTCATCATAATTATCTAGACCTACAACACGGATGATATGCCCACTTCTTAAGGTAATTGAACATTCAGTTTCATTCGGCTTTCCAGCTCGCCAAGATGCCGGAATTGCCTGTTTTAATCGCTTCCAGAAAACCCGTTTAGCTTGCTTAAATGTAGGCGCGGCATACCAGATCTCATCCTCAACAGAAACATTCCATTTAGCCGCTAGTCTTGCGGCTCTTCGCATTTCCGCTTTGGCCAAGAATGTTTTACCGAAACGTCGGCCACAAACGGCATCACGAAACCGGGCTTCTTTTTGCCAGCCCCATAAATAAATATTGGCTTGCTTAGGAGTTAATTGAACTGAACCTTCTGGAGGATTAAAGAATTGGCTCATTTGGTATCTCCTCATCAGGATTCAGCACAAGCTTGTAATCCTCTTCAGGTGGACGATACTCAGGGGGATTCACTTCACGCTGTAACTTCTGAAGTTCAAGCTTTTTAATCTCAAGTTCTACTTCAGCTTTGGTTTGGTTCGCTTCAGGATTACCACCTTTATTATTTTGTTCCCCCTTCTTGTCATAAAACCCTTTCATGATCTTTTGTATTTGGTCCACGATCTTAATTGTCATGGTCACATTGTTTTTTTTAGCCCAAAGTAAATCACTTAAAATCTTCAACTGAACAATGTCATTTGCTCCACTAATTTTATTTAGTGGCTGACTCAAATACTCTTCCCGAGTTTTTTCAAAAAATTCTTTGAGCTCCTTACTTAAGTCTCTACCTGCAAACTTTGTAGGGTCATAAGACTCTACCTGCTGTCTCGAAACATCAATGTCAAATTCTTCCTTGACGAGACTTACTGTTTCTTGGGGGGTATTAAATACAGCAAGCGATTGTACAATAAAGAGTTTCTGCTTCTTGTTTAATGTCGCCATTTCTCTCTATCCGTCAAGGTACGTCAAGGAAACATGGCAAAAAAAATGAGCCAGAAGGCTCAACTTATTAAACATGTCCCGCAGCACTTTGAAATATTCACATCTGATACAAACGGCGCTTGCTTCGCCACTTCAATTAGTCGCTTCACGCTTTCGTCCGCTCCCCATCTTTTAACTACGCCAACAAATTCTTCAACATCATGGCCTGCTAAATAGTGTTTAGGCAAACCAGTCATTTCACTGATTAACGGATCACCATCCTCATCACGTTCAACACCTATGTGATAAAGCTCATGCTCTATCAATGCACAGAAATCACGATCAGTCGCCTGATCGCAATAACTTGCATCAATTGTGATGAGGTACACAGGCACATAGCCAAACCAATCGCGCATTTGCTGCTCTTGACGAGCTTTTTTCCACCCGCCCTGATTAAACATAACTTTTTCACATTGGCCTAAAACCATACGCTTTTTAGCCATACAAGCCGATGATGCCCAAGCAAAAGCCAAGAACTCCTCATTGTCATGTATTAGTTCAGCAATATGGTCATGGTCAGGGTTATGCAAAGGGCCACCAATAGTTAAGTAATTAGCAACAACCCATTTTTTTAGATCTGGTGCTGGTGTTAGTCTAATTGCTTCTTCTTCTTCAGCTTGATCAATAAAATCAGTTGGAGGAAATGGTCTGATCTGATCCATTAAATATTTGCCTCTTTAAATTTTTAAGCCATTGGCTAGCGAAATGAGCTTGGATCTGTAATGGACCAGATTCATTAATCTTAAATCTTGGTGCTGCCTCTATGCGAATTACTGTGTAACCCATCTCTTCAGCCACATCGTAACGATCAAGACTCCAAGCTTTGTTTTTTAGCTTACCCTTTCGACCACCAGACCAAGGGCCACCAGCAATTTCAACTAATATGTGATGTTCAATTAAATGAAAATCAAAACGCCAATGCTTAGTAGACTTAAACTGGAATTTCTTTTCGTACTTAATTTCCAGATTGTCTAAAGCTTCAGTAAATTCTTCCTCTGCCTCTAAGTACTTTTGAGTAGCTTTAGGTAGCGGTCTGGATTTAGGCTTGGTTTTAGGTTCTTTTTTCCGAGTAAGCCAAAAGTATTCTGTAGAATCCATTATTCTCACCCATAAAAAAACCGCCCTTAGGCGGTGGCTAAACTCACAGGCAATATAGTATTACTTCTTAAAAGTTGCCTTATAAAGCTTTGAATTAAAGTAATCCGTAATTTCTTTACCTTCGTTTTGAATTTTTTCCTCATTTAAGGGTAAAAAATCTAATTCAGATTTGAAGCTCATATACTCTGGAATAAATTTCTTTATAGGCGGAGGTGGTTTAGGTCCACCTTCTGTAATTTTTTCGATAAATCCAGCTAA